GTCTGAAAGGTCGATAGCTGTTGTAGGGATGTACTCTGTACTCGTTTCCTTTACCAGCTTCTCCAATCCGTCAAAATCAGTTTCCTTGTTTGCGGAGTCCGCATTGATGAAATCGTAATGAAACTTGTTTGAAGCTGCTTTCGTCTTCTGCTGTAACTGAAATGTGATTTCAGATTTTGCGGCCGTATCCTCAAGTACACGATCTACCTGGAAGCTACCACCAAAGATCTTGATATCAGCATTTTTCTTAGTTTTCAGAGCCTCACCCGGCTTGTACTCTTCGTTTAATTTACGTCCTTCTGCCGTGGATGGAGTAAGCAGCTGCATGTACCCGTATGTCATCGTACTGCCACCAGTCCCCGGTGATACTGCATTATCGAAAATCAATTTGTCTAAAAGAAAAGAGTCCCGGCGGAACTCGTCTACGACCATCTGGTCTACTTTGTCGGCCATGCCGACCTTTGCTTGTGCTAATGTTAATGGCATCTATTCATCACTCCTATTCTTTGCCATAGTGTTCTTCAAGGGCGGATTCCCAAGTCAATTCTTTTGTTTCTGGCTTATTGTCATGGTCTCCTCCGAGATTCACGTTCTGTGGATCATCATCTTCAAAAAGAAAACCGTTGTCTTTTTTGATATTTTCCAGCTGCTCTTTCAATCCGGTAACTGTACCATCCTCGTTCAGTTTAACGATGTCAGTATCCAGAAAAGCCATCAGTGCTTTTTCACTCTTTGGCTTCGCCTCTGCAATCGCCAGTTTGATAGCAGCTTCTTTCTTAGCGGATGTAAGGTCATCCTGATACTTCTTTTCCCAGTCTTTTACATCCTGCTGCAGCTTCGCTACATCCACACCATCGAATTTTTTGACAGTATCAGATAACTCTGTGATTTTCGTATCCTTGGCTTTGATTTCATCGTCGTATTTAGATTTTGATACGTATTCTCCACTAGCTAGATTTGCAAGTTTTACTTTGTCATTGCCTTTTAGCTTTGCTTCAACTTGAGTATACAGATCATCACCTAAAAATTCTTTTAAAAATTCCATTATTTCCTCCTGTGTTTTTTATATCCGGTTCTCTCCGGGAATAGGCCGGCAGTTTATATCTCTTGCCATTGAGTAATGATGCAGTTTAAACGACATGCTCAGGTCATGGTAAATGAGGCCCGAAATAGGGCAGCTTCCGCTTCGGTGGATCATTCATATAGCTGAGACGTTCTTCTGTCTTGCGGCCACAAAAAATGCAGGTATCATATTCCCGTATGATCCTGCATCCTTTATCGTAATAAATGTGCTGTTTCGTCATGTATGCATGTTTACACATATCTACACCTTCTTTCGAACGACCCGTTTCTCAACCATCTCTCTTGAATAATTTCTCTTCATATCCGGATGAGCTTTCAAGAAGTCTGCCTGACGTTGTTGCCACTCTCTGACCTTGCGACATTCTAACGTTGTATCTACACCGCCAGCCTTATTTACAGCCTGCCTACGCTTCCATTCACGAATCTTCCTCTCGTTATAACGCTGTTCCTGTTCCAACTGATAAACCTCTTCATTTTCCTTTTTACGATAATGCTGATAGGTTCTCTCACTCAATCCTGGGAAATAAGGATAAAACGAATGTCGACAATTCCAGCCTCCAAGACCTGCTCCCGTTCCATATCCAGTAGCCTCTTTAAAGTTTTCATAATTTCCATATGGCTTCAATCGCCAGAAGATTCTTCCCTGCCATTCAGCATGTGATGGTCTTGCCCCTAAATGAGAAGAGGTTTCTACAAGATTCACATCCATTTCATCCATCACATCTTCCTGGCACTTTAGTGCACTCTGATTAACAGCAGTTCTCACGGCGGTTCTTGCTACTGTGTCGATTCGTCTTCTTGTGCCTGTTGGATATTCTATCATTCCTAGCCCGTTGGCAGCCAAATCATTGATCACGTTACTTATAGCCATATCATAGGAAAAAGCGCCGCTAGAAGCTTGTAAATATGCTTTATCAAGCAATTCTATGAACTTGTTCGTTCCTAGCTGTGCAGTAGTTTTGCATAAGTTTTTGATTTCACCCTTTGCGGCATTGGTGCCTTTAAGAATTTGCTCTTTATACGATATTCCGGATACATCCAAGCCTGCAGCCTCATATATATACATGTCGCTCCTAATTGCTTTATAAATGCTTTCCTGCATGATTTCCTCAATTTTCTCATTTGAAGTATTTAATGCTTCTGCAAGGATATCATTTATTGTTTTTGTTGCTAAACCAAGTTCTTTCAATTTCTGAACCTGATATTCGGCAGTGGCTGTCATTTTGAAATCATTTTCCCTGATACGTCGTGCAATATCAATCAGTATATCTGTTTCTGCATCATAAAATAGATTTTCGATATCAACTCCAACAGATTGCAAATACTCAGGAGTAAGCATTATTCTGTACCTTCAAGAATCTCTTTGGCTTCCTCTTTTGATATTCCAATAGCAGTTGATATCACATTGATTGCTTGACTTAAAGACAACGATCCCTGGGCAAATTGATTGATGACTGCTAAGAGTGATTGTGTTTGAGCACCATTAAGAGCTTTACCGGATGCATCTTCAACCTTTTTCTTGATTTTATCATCTTCATAAGAAATGGATGCAGTATCACTTTCCGCAAATGATTCCCCTGTTTTCTGACGTGCATCTCCCTCTGTCTCTCCTAGCCATTTTACACGCCATTCCCATTTCATCATGATACTGGAACTTACTAATTGCATGTCCATGAGTTTTTCTGCCTTTTCATCATTGAACATCGTATTGTCGAATTTTATAGTAATTTTAGCATCTGGATTTACAGGCTTACCACATAGCTCCCTTCCAATAGTGAGAATCGAACGTGTCATTTCGGTCAAGACATCCTGTATCACTACACGCTGCTTCCATACACTTTCTGTCAGATCCTTGCTGCTTGCTTTGACCTCAGTAGCCGTTGCCATCGTTTGTATACTGAATTGATACTTGTTCTGACCAAACCCTACCTTTGAGGAGAGCAAGTTCAGTGCAAACTGGATACCGTTCTTATTCTCTTCCACACGCAGGGATGGATTGTATTCCTGGAAGAATCTATCTGTTGTCGGCATCTGCTGTCCGACATTGACAAACATACTCTGTTCGATTGCTTCCCCAGCCATTGGCTTCTTGATGATAACAGGTTTTCCATTGCTATCAAGCTTCGGTTTACCGTCGCTTCCCATCACAGAAACATCCTCTGTACTGATGACATCCTGACTCATGAACACTTTCTTGCGGCCTAGAATGAAATCTGTATACATATTGTCATAGGCGATGTCACATGCCTGAAGCTGGTCTATCGCATTCGCAAATACAGATATCCCCATCGGAGTCGTTTCTAGGATATTGTTTTCGATGTTAGGTGTCAATATGAAGAAGGGCTTCGCAGGAAGGATGTACCATAGTGCTTCTCCTTTTGGATTGATGCTGACCGGCCCATATGAATCGCCGCTTTTCAAATAGTAATGATTTTCCACCCTGTAGCGGCCATCTTCCAGCTGCAGCATGACCTGCAGGTACATATAAGACTTTCCTGATATCTGTTTGCTGCTGGCGAATGCGCATTCCGTAATATCATCACCATCCCATGATAATGGTATGATACAGCAGGCTTCCTTGATGCAGTTGATTTTTACACTCTCTGCTGTCAGCTTCCCTTTCAACACTTTTGCTTTGTGTGGTACAAGGATGAATGCAGCTGTTCCAAGAGCGTACTCTTTTTCTACGGTCTTGTTGCCATTCTTCCAGAACTTAGACAATCCAAAAACGCCTCCAGCCTGTTCATTTTCATCACCGGTGACGAATTTCTGAGATTCGTTTATTTTATTATCTTTGCTATCATCTTTTCCATCAGTGCCCACATCCACCGTCTCATCGATGATCACCGTGGTCTTATCATTCAAAAGTAGGTTTGCCCAGTCCTCACATACCTTTTTCGCCATTTTCAAGGATCTACGTTTCATTGTCATCAATTCTTTTTCAATATTGGTCACCTTGTATTGATGGAATTTCGGCACATATCCCTGCCACCATTGTTTCCAGTATTCGATGTTTCCGTAATACTGTTGTAATTCTTCCGGAATCTCATGCCCCAAATCCTTTAGAACCTCATAAACGTTCTTCATAGCATCCCTCCTATCTGAATGCGGTAATGTAATCCATGAAAAAGCTCCAACTGTAGAAATGTGCATCGAAGCTATCGACATCCGTAGTAAAATCATCCAGGATAGCATCCTCATCCTTTTTCTCGTCGTAAAGGACCGTAGCCAGCGCCTCTGATACGGTCGGTACATTTCGGAATAGCATACGTTTCTGACCGAGCAGCAGGTTATAGACAAGTATCCTATCTTTTCCTTCTACCTTTTTGCAATCCCACACGACCGTCGTATACCCGGCTCGCTGCACATATCCTCTGATACTGTTCAGGATGACCTGTTCCGCATTATCAACGAAGATATAGGCAGGATAATATCCCTCCAGGATGCAGAGCTGTATCATTTCCACACATGCTCGGCAGATACTTACCGTATCGATCGTACCTTTCGCATGAGTGATCTTCTTTTCCAAGAAAGTGCAGATAGAGCTGTAAGCCGGTGCTATCCCTGTAGCTGCGAGCGTGGAATGTGATTTCGTACCTCCGATATCCAGACCGATATTAACCATCTGAAAAAAAGGAAGTATCTCTACTTCCCAGAGTTTTGGATTATCTGCATATGGTTTGAATATCAGTCCTTCAGCATTGCACCATTCTCCAAGGATATAACGGTTATACTCTACAGTACCAAAATATTCCTTTTTCAATTCTTCTCTGACCTCATCAGGAAGGAATGGGTTATCATCCAACTTATACTGCTGACAGTACACATCTGCATCACTGTCGATGAATCGTTTCAGCCAGTGCTTTGGGTGCTGTGGGTTCCCGGTTCCATCAAACAGGCTATATCCAGTCCTCAATCGTGATTTCAGCAGCTGAAAGACCTCTTTGTTCCAATCTACTGTTTCATCACCGTAGCAATATTTCAATGTGGAACCACGCAGCCTTGCAACAGAACTTATCTTCTCAGCCCCCAATACGTAAGCATCCTCACCGAATAGATGGACCTTATTGGTTCCCTTCCGGATATCTCCTACTAAGTCAGGCCCCCAGTATTCACGCATCGGCTCCAGCACGTTACGTTCGACCGTTTGCTGTGTAACACCTATCAGAGCATTCAATCCTTCTTTTCCGTGGCGTTCTCGCAACCTTTGCGGTATCAGATAGGTAAAGTCCAGATATGTCTTACCAGTACCGGTGGCACCTATCTTGAAGTTCCAGCGATGATTCCCTTCACGAATGAATTCAGCCTGCTTTTCGCTCAGCATCTCGTTGCATCTCCTCCAGGATCTTATCTACTTTTGACAGCTGTTCATCATCGCCTTTTGCTATGGTAAGCTTATCCGTCTGCGCTCTTAACTGCTCGAGCTGTGCTTTCTGTAAGTCCGTAGCTTCGCTATAATGCTTATCCAGCCATTTTAGCGCAAACTCTTTGCTGACAAGTTTTATAGAGCAGCCGTCTTTGCCCTGTTTTACTTCCTGAATAAGTGTGCCATCAACATCACATGATTCTTTCAGGTTTATGACGTTCATCATGAATGTGTTTCCGTTTTTATCATGCACCTCTTCCTGCCCGAATGACAGATAATCGGTTACATCCGAATAGGCAATGTCAATCATCTTCTGGAAGTAATCTTCTGTAGAATACATGGTCTGTTTGATCTTTGCATCTTTGATTCTTTGTATCTCTTCTTTTATTCTAGCATTCCCTAGCAATCGTGGACCGTTAGCAGCTGCCGTGAAGTAGTCACAGCTATATGCTTTTTGATATGCCTTAGTCGCATTGAACCATCTTACATAATACAAACAAAAAAGGCGCTGTTTCTCGGTCAGCTCCTCATTGTTCAGTGTTTCTATTTCCTCCGGCAGCAACTCTGTTTCAGGCGGCCCTTTGTCTTTATCTGCATCTGCAACCAAAGTTGCAACTTTTTTCTTGTTTGGTTGCAACTTTTCTTTCTTCCATGCTCTGGATGCTAATGACTTTATAGAGGATTCTTTTATACCGGTTATCTCAGATATTTCTCGGTACTTCTTGCCTTGCAGCCATAGCTCTTTT